AGCCTAATGACTGTGATGATGGGAATGTTAGGATTGGGCGGCATGAGGTCGATAGAAAAACTGAAGAAAATTGAAAAATAGGAGATAAATTTATGTCACTTTACAGAAATATTGCAAAGAAACGTAAGCGCATTGCGGCTGGTAGCGGCGAGAAGATGCGTAAGCCCGGTACAAAAGGCGCACCAACTGCAAGCGCATTTAAAAAAGCAGCTAAAACTGCCAAGAAAAAGAAGAAATAATATGAGTGAAGCAATGAAAAAGCTCCAAGAAAGATGTGGGGCAGGCGCTGATGGGCATTTTGGTAAAAACACGGCAAAAGCCATCGCAGAATATTACGAGCTATCTAATGAGAGAGCTGCGCATTTGATGGGGCAGGCAAGTCACGAAAGCGGTCACTGGCGTCATACAAGGGAAAATTTAAACTATAGTGCTGAAAGCATGATGCGTGTGTGGCCTAGCCGCTTCCCTGATTTGGCGTCTTGCGAAGGTTACTCGCGCAATCCATCAGCTCTAGCTAACAAGGTCTATGGCGGGCGTATGGGCAATAACACTGAATCTGATGGCGAGACATTTATTGGTCGCGGATTTTTACAATTGACCGGGAAGAATAATTATAGGTTATTCAGCTCTGACATGGGGCTGCCTGAGATTATGACAGACCCAGATTTGGTATCCACAGATTATGCATTTGATACTGCATTATGGTTCTTCCAGAAAAACAAGTTGTTTGACATTGCAGATGATGGTGTGAACGACGAGACAATCTTAAAGATAACTCGCCGAGTCAATGGCGGAACACATGGCATTGTTGACCGGACAGGCGAGACAAACAAAATTTATGAGTGGCTCAACGCATAATAACAACATTGGTAGAGCTGGTGAATTTCTAGCTTTATCAAGATTATCCTTCGCTGGCATTTCATGTATCTTAGTTCAACACGAAATAGATGATGCATACTTAAAAACGCCAAGCGCTTTGGTGGCATATGATATAAAGAAAATATATTGGGCTAGGGGTGATGATCCAGTAATTAAAAAAACATCAACTCGTTTGTACCCAGAACAGTTTGTAGATGAAGAAAAATTATTAAATCAAGTAATAAACAGTTTCGTAGATTAAATAAACCGCTTGATGATTTGTGCTGTTAGATTTATTTAGGCGTGTGGGCAATTCGGGCATGATTTGCCCACACGATATATTTATTTTAGTTTGAAGTAAACGTAACGCAGAGACTTAGCGCCAGCGTTGCCAATAATTGGCGTTGTTTTCTCGTAAGCACGATCAACTAATCCTTGCCTATACATAACATTAAGCGTCCACGCTATATCAGAAACACCAATAGAACTGCTTAACGCTATCATAGTTGTCGTGTATCTTTTGTTACTCTTCATATGCTTTAGTATAGCGTCATACTTCTTTTGGGGTATAGGCTTAATCTTACGGAGATCATTGTCAGTCACAAAATTTTTATGTGAGGCTTTATTAACTGTAATCTGGCGTGGCCTCTCAAAAGTTTTGTTAATTTTATTGCGCAAACCACGCCTTATCTGTTCTTTCTCAAACGTGTGAAGTAAATGCGCGTACATCATTTCGTATCGTACACTTTTTGTTTGGCCTTTCATGGCTTCTCTGGTTTTTTCAAACGTCGCATAAGGGTAAGGCGCTGCTCCAAATTGTCCAGTATCGCGCCCTGTTCTTGCATGAACCAGAGGTAGTAACCACGATTGCGTGTGGGGTCTGGCGTTTTCATATCCTTGATTATTTCGTGGTTCATTTTTTGCAGGCGTCTTACTGCCTTGTGGACGTCTTTCGCTGACATTGCCATTAATATTCTCCTCAATCATTTTGTTCCTCATTATATATAAATTTACCATTATCATCGAGCCGGGGCATTACTGTACGCTCTGGCTTTTGTATTAATTTAACGTGCCTAGCAAAAACATCATCCATGATGGATTCCAATTTTTCTTTAGTTAATGTTTTCATAGCGATAATCCTTTCGGTCTAAGCATTGGCTTTGATGTGATTTTTGCAGAGCTGACATAGTTTGTCTCAATGCACTGCGCCATGCTATCTAAATGTGCATATGGTGCATATGCTGCCGGCAATGCATCGCCACATTCCATTGCGCTGCGATACATTGTGTCATTAATTAACTCTACGCCGCCAATGACGTAGGTTACAATAAGTGTTGTGTAGAATGTCATAATTTCTCCTCTTCTACCATTTGAATGCGTTCACCAATCCAACGCATAACTGGAACAGCCATTGAATTACCCATAGCTTTATATCTATGACCATTCGGGCAATCTTCTGGTTCTTTGCCACGCCAAGATATTTGCGTATAATCGTCTGGGAATCCTTGCAGACGCTCACATTCTATTGGCATCAAGCGCCTAACAGCGCTTTCACATACCATAGGTTTTGTGGCTAAGTCTGCGCCACCTGCTCCATATGATGCAGTAAGTGACATAGTGACATCAGATAATTTTGTTTCACCTGTTGCCTTGCTTGGTAAAAGAGTTTCTGTACCTGCATCATATGCTTGGCCTGTCCTAGTCGTTAAGCATTTAGCAACTAAGCCTGCGCCCCTACCACCAAACACCTCTTGGTTACTAGCGCCAATACCGCCAGACCCTTTTGCAGATTGCGTTAATGTTGGGTGTGGAAAATCACCATCCCAATGAGAACCAGACTTAGGTGTTACAGCTAAAGTTTCACTACCGCCGCCTAAATCTCCGCCTGATGCGCGAACTGTTCCAACGCCTTCATGGTATCCGCCAAAGCTACTAGAAGTATAACTTGTGGCAACTATTGGCATATTCCCACCACCAGTTCCATATTTAGCTGTAACAGTGGAACATACTTCTGGCAGCTCTTTTACCCGACTGTCTTGTGCGTGGTGTTCGTAAGCAACAGCATGAACATCTGTTGCAGTTTGACATGGCGATAACTCTACGAATGGTTCTACTTGATTGCCGCCATTCTCTGGCTTTCTGCCAATCCAATTTCCCGGCAATGCATATGTTACTGCTTGCGGCTCTTTATAATCACTAGCCATAAGTGTAAGTGCAACTTCATCGGCAGTATTCATTGATACCTGCTTTGAAGCAAAGGAAGTAGTAATTAAAGCATCCGCCTCTACTCTGGAGTTTCCTGTGCGACTGAAAGGAGGGCCTGTGCTAACTGTTGGGGCAACTTTTTGCCTCTCTTCTCTGCTCGGCGCAGGATGCCCTGACAAGCTTTCTGGCTCAAATAAAACACTTGCGGCACTTCGCCAATCTCCAAGACATCCGACAACGAACACACGTCGGCGTCTTTGTGGAACTCCGAAGTATTGAGCGTCCAACACTCGGTATGCGAACCCATACCCGATTTTCCCCATCGCTGTGAGGAAGGTTGCAAAATCTCGTCCTCCGTTAGATGACAAGACACCGGGGACATTTTCCCAGACAAGCCATTTGGGTTTAAGTTGTTCAGCCATGCTAAGATAGGTGAGCATGAGGTTTCCTCTGGGGTCCGATAATCCTTTTCTAAGGCCGGCGACGCTGAAGGATTGGCAAGGCGTTCCGCCAACGAGAAGGTCAATTGTTTTGTCATTATTCCATTCCTTAAATTTTGTCATGTCTCCATGATTTGGTACATTTGGGTAGTGATGCTGTAATACAGCGCTTGGAAACGCATCGACTTCACTAAACCATTGCGGTTCAAAGCCTAAGTCATGCCACGCTACTGTGGCGGCTTCCACGCCAGAGCATACTGAACCATATTTTAATTTAACCATTATCTTCCCCAAACATTAATAAGTTGATCCAGAAAAACTATAATCTCTGGCAAGTGTACGGCAGCTACAGCAAATATCGCCATAGCCAATCCGTCTTTGATCATTGTGATGTTCATTATATTGCCTCCTGCGTATGACTGTCGTTATAACGCTTTAAAGCAATCTTTCTTAATTCGCTTTTAGTAATGTCTTCGAAAAAGTAACATTCACCCTTTCTATATTGATCCATATCAATAAAACCATTACTGATTGGTGCAATCCAACCACTTGCAATTTTATTACAAACTTCATAACGCCCAACAGGTATCCAGCTTTTTTGTCCAGCTATGACAATTACACCATCTTTAGTTAATGTGGTTCTTTTAACATTGTTATACATTTTATATTTCCTCATTTTTGCATTTATACAGCCATTATAAGCATTTTTGCGTAGCGGTCAAACACTTTATATATCATTTA